TTCTGCATATGCTTCATAGTCAGTAGCAGATAAGTTGGTATTGACTTCTGAATCGTATAATTCCCATAGTCGTTCTCGTGCCGTTGGATCTTGAACCACAATCAACGTTTCCAATATCTCTTGTAAGAATTGTTTCTGTTGACGAACTAGTGCTTGCATGCATGAGCAATCATTAGCTGTTCGGTCATCATCTGGATGGCTGTGAGTAATGTAACCTGTGTTGTCTGATGCCATCCAGGAGTCGACGATGAGTCTAGTTAATATATCATCGGACTCTCTGGGAACAATAATATCTTTACGATACTTCTTGTATCTAGTTTGTAACCGAAGACGTGATGCTTCATTCTTAGCAAGTCTGAACAGTTGAGTCCAGGCTAGTTTGTTAGAGTCACTATACTTCTCAGTGCTGTGAATCTCTGTGATTGTATCTTTTACTTCTTGATTCATAATATGATAGGTTATTATTGATTGAACTATAAACGCACACTACAACTCTCTTGTTGGTGAGTTGAGCTCTAAGTGTTTGAGATTCTTTTTTACCTTACGCTCAAACTCTTTGCTGAGAATTGTAAGGAGGAGGTCATGCAAGCTTGATGCTAGTCTGGTTAGATATATTAGGATTTTGTATTTCATATGTTATATATTTTGGATTATTTTTGAGAGATTAGATAACCTCTCTCGACCAGCCGAGCGTCAGCGAGCCGACGAGAGGTTATCTAATCTTGATAATAATCATTGGTTGTTTTTTGTGGGTATATCTTGTTGGGTTTACTGTGGCACGGAAGGAGCGAACCAATGATATTTTAGGAACAGAAATTGCCTAGCAATTTATGTAACTAAAATTCATTGGCGTGATTTGTGCGTAAGCAGAAATCATGGCTCCTGGAGTAGCGAGCGAGCGTAGCTCGCGACGTTAAGTGGAATGGAACATGAAAAAGGGGGACGATTTCTCGTCCCCCTGAAGGCTTTAGCCTACGATATACTTGTCGACCCAGCCGTTATCCCAGGTGACTAGATCGATCTGGACAGAGGCTCCGCGTTGTAAGCGGTCGCTGTGCCAGACCTTCTCGTAAGAACCGTCCTCGAGACGGATTGTAGTTGGATAATCGCCATCGTCAGATTTAGTGCCGATCGCGATGATTGTGCCAGATAGGTTCTGGACTTTTGTGTCGTTTGATTTAGCTGATGCCATGATATTTTATTTAGTTTAGTTATGAGCGTTTGCTCACATCTCTGATTGGCAAACCTCATAACTAAACGTTAAGAATAAAATATTGTGGTGTCAGCGTTAAGAATCAAACGATGCAAAATCCAGGTTCTAGCTGGTGCGATCAACGCGACGGTGCGTTAAGAATCTGGCGGTGGTGATTCTCCAACGTTAAGCAATCCGTCTTGAGGTAACGGTTCTCGAGAAGTCGCACACGATCGCTCAACGTGGAGATGTCCTAGGCGAGATAGGTGCATGGGTCACGGTGGTCGACACGTCTATCGATGACGAAGTCATGGGGGACGAGGACATCGGCAACATTGTCATGTGGAATGGAACGTGCGTCGCGAGCGAAGCGAGCGAGCGTTTGCTGATACTATCTATCTGACACTCAGTCACTTGTGACTGGAGTGGCGGTAGATAGGCTAGGCAAACACGAGTCAATAGATAATATGAATCTTGATTCATGTTTAATCTATTGACGACCAACAAGTTATACAACATAGCACCTGCATCTCCTGACCCTTAGGTCAGGGGGTGCATAGGTGCGTTGGAAACTTGGTGGGGGTGGGTGTTGACACATGAGCTGGCGACACAGGGTCCCCCAATGGGGGAAACTGTGAGCCAGCGAGTAATGGTGTCCCTACCTGGGCATTTAATTTTCAAAATTTGAGGATATAATGAACAAAGGTTCATGATTATTGGCTATTTGTTCACACAATTCACACCTAGCTCACAGTTTTTTGGTCCAAGTGTGAACTATTTAGTAGTATCTTTATCAACGACTTATAAAATCGTTCACACAATTCACAGTTTTTTGACCCCTTAATCGTTTTTGTATCAGTTTTACCCAAATAAAGTGTGAATTGTGTGAACAAAATCGTAAGTGCTTGATATTACTATATATTAGATAGTTCACACCTACCCAAATAAAGTGTGGTGCAAGTGTGATAAGTGTGAACTGATCTTGACACAAATGATTATTGAGTGCATAAGTGCCACAGTGCCAGATAAGAAGCCAGACGGTAGAACCTACGCAGCAGGTAAGCCAAAACAGGTGATTAAGCAGCAATCAGCTAAGCGATCACGGTGTCGTCGTCGCAAAATGAAAGCTGAAGAAGACATGAAAGAAGCTCAGAAAGAGTTGAAGAAAGTAGACGCACAGTTGAATGTAAAGAAAGAATTTTTAGATATGATGTCTAAAGCTCCCACGCCAGCTGAGCAGAGGAAGGCACTACTCGCAATGTTCGCTGAGCGTGGGATTAATCCTATTGAGCAACTTCTGGAGTATACGCAAGATCCAGAAATAAAGAAACCTGATAAGATAGCCTTATGGAAAGAGCTAGCAAGCTACACACAGCCAAAATTAAAAAGCGTCGATGTCCAAGCGACGGTTCAAGGTGAGATGAAGATATTGACCGTAGACTATAGTAAGGTGATGAAGGATGATATAATAGATGTGAGTGGTGGTGAATATGACGAATTTTTAAGCGACCAAGATAAGAATGAACGTACAAATACCAGCTCAGGGGTGGCAACCTAGAGCTTACCAATTACCATTGCTAAAGTATATGTCTCAATCTAAACGTGGGTTGAGGGCAGTTGTTGCGTGGCATCGAAGAGCTGGCAAGGATCTTACCTGCCTGAACATAGTTGCTATTAAAGCTATGCAACGTGTTGGCACTTATTGGTATGTCCTACCTTACGCCAACCAAGCACGTCGGATTGTTTGGAATGGTATGACAGGAGAGGGCAAAAAATTTATAAATTATTTTCCTAGAGAGCTTGTAGAGAAAAAAAGCGAACAGGAGATGCGTATCCACCTAAAGAACGGTAGCGTCGTACAGCTTATGGGCTCAGACGACCCTGATAAAATGGTGGGAGCAAATCCTGTAGGGTGTGTATTTTCAGAGTATAGTATATCAGATCCGAGTGCATGGCAGTTGATTAACCCCATCCTTGCAGAGAATGGAGGATGGGCGTTATTCAACGGAACGCCTCGTGGTGAGAATCACTTTTACAAGATCTTGTTAAAAGCACAAAGCGACGGCAAGTGGTATAGTAGCCATTTGTCTGTTAAAGACACAAAAGCAATTGCACCAGAAGAACTTCGCACAGCTCGTAATGAACTGAACAACGAAGCACGTTTTCAGTCTGAGTATATGTGCTCGTTTAAAGTTCCTGTAGAGGGAGCTTACTACGGTGATCAGATAAACAAACTATATCGTGAAAAAAGAATAGTAGATAACATAGAAGTAGAGACTAATTTACCAGTGCACACAGCCTGGGACTTGGGAATGGATGATGCTACAACTATTTGGTTTGTACAAATTTACAGAAATGAAATAAGAATTCTTAACTACTACGAGAATAGTGGAGAGGGATTGCCTCACTATGCTCGTGAGTTGCAAAGATGGGCAGTGCAAAAAGACATTGTCTACGGCAAGCATTATGCACCGCATGATATCAAAGTTAGAGAACTTGGAACAGGGAAGAGTAGGCTAGAGATTGCACGAAGTATGGGATTAAAATTTACAACTGTTAGAAAGATACCAATAATCGATGGCATTGAAGCAGTTCGTGCAATGTTGCCTAAGTGTTGGTTTGCTAAGAACGATTGCTATCGTGGCATTGAAGCGTTGAAAGGATATCATAAAGAGTTCGATACTAGCAGAGGTGTTTTTAGAAAATCTCCTGTCCATGATTCAAACTCTCACGGAGCTGATGCATTTAGAACTTTAGCTGTAGCGTTAAAGCAACCAACTCTAAACAAAGCAAAGCAAAAGCACCAGTATGAAATCTCGGCAATTAATTGGTAGCCACTACAGACTTCCTCTTGTAGAAGAAGCTGTGTGTTTATATAATTCTTGGGGGGAAGACTTTTGGGCTTTGTTAGATGAATACATAAATGTTCATGATGAAGATAAGTATATATTTATGAGTAAAAACTATATACTTTTAGGAGAAGTGCTAGAAGATACTGAAGGAAAGTATTGGGATGTTGCGTACGCTTCTCATCGTCTACCTAAGAAAACAATAGCTACGTTTCTTGAACTTGCTCCATTTAGACTTGACAGAGTTAGCTTTTGCCGTTATCACAACATAGATAAGCCCAAGATGTACAGTTGGGATAAACTAACACGCATAGCTAAATATTATGAGACGACCTAAAGTACCACCGCCTCCTCCACCACCTCCACCTCCAGCAGCTCCACCACCTCCTCCTGCTCCTGTAGCTCGTAGACCTATAACTGCTGCTAAAGCACCAAGCAGAACTTTATCAGGAGGTCTTTCAGGAATGTTGGGAAGTTTTGGAGGTGCTCGAGCTTCAGGCACAAAGAGAACGCAAACAAAAAGAACCTTGGGTTCTGGTGGCAAGTTATATTAGATGAGTGGGACTACCGCACTAGCTGAACGTTATGAGGAACTTAAGCTATTAAGATCTAATCTTGATAGTATGTTTAAGGATTCTCAAAGATATGTGCGTCCTAATTCAAATAAGTTTGATCACGGTTTTACAAGTAAACAAGAAGATGGTTCTAAAATCTTGTACGATGACACAGCTGTGTGGTGCAACCAGATGTTTGCTAATGGGTTAGCTTCTAATTTAATTCCTAAATCAGACAGATGGTTTTATTTAAGGGTTCAGAATAAACCTCAAGGATTACTTAACTCTGAAGAGTTATCGTTTTTACAAGCATGCGAAGACAGAATATTACACGAATTCTCACTACCACAGTCACAATTTTATTCTGCTTCGCATGAATGTTTTTTAGATATAGGGTCTTATGGAACATCTCCAGTTCAGATATCAGAAGTTGAAGGAGTTGTTAACTTTAGATCTCGACCTTTAGCAGATGTGTTTTTTGACACAGACCAGTACGGTACGGTAGATACTGTTCATTACAGGTGTTATAAAACTGCTAGGCAGTTAATGCAGTCGTTCCCTGGCATTGAAGACATGCGAGGTTTCAATCCTACTGATTCTGTTCACAGCAAGTATGAGTTAATTTATTCTATCTTTCCTAACACAGACAAAGCTGCTAAGAAAGGTAGTCGAGTAGGAAAAGGGCGTAAGTATACAGTCGTGTATTGGTGTCCAAGAATGCCAGAACCAATTTTAGAAAGTGGCTCTAGTTATTTTACATTTCTAGTACCACGTTGGTCTAAGCTAGCAGATGAAATTTACGGACGTGGTCCAGCTTTTTCTTGTTTGTCTCAGATACGAGCACTTAATAAGATGGTTAAAGAGGCTTTAACTTCTGCTGAGTATTTAAACTTTCCAACTCTTACTGCAGAAGAAGACAGCATTATGCTTCCAATGAAGTATGGTTCTCGTCAGATTATGTTCCACGAGCCAGGAACTGAAAAGCCTTCTCCTATATTGGCAGGTAATCAGCCACAGTATGTAATGGAAATGATTCGTATGTATCGTGAGTCTGTTAATCGTTCTTTCTTTGTAGATCAAATTATTAGACAAGAGAAAAAAGAACGTCAGTCTGTGTTAGAGATTCAGGATACTAGAGGACAAATGTTAAATCAACTTGCTCCTCTTCTTAACAGAATGGAGTCAGAGTATTTAAGTCCTGCTATTGAAGCAACCTTTGAATTGTTAGGCAGACAAAATGAATTACCAGAAAGACCTTCTAGTTTAGATGGAGCTAGTTTAGAGATAGCATACTCTAGCCCTAGTTCTCAGTCACAGTTTGCAACAAGGCTAGCTGACATAAGTGCGTTTATGAAAGACATAGCACCTTTAGCTCAAGTTGAACCTACAATTCTTCAATCTTTAAACGAAACTAAATTATTTGAAAGCTACGCTAAGTATAGAAACATAGACCCATCAGTTGTTAAATCTCAAGAAGAAGTTAATGCTATGAGAGCCGAACAAGCTGAGCAAGCTGAAGAACAACAACAAATTCAATCTGCACCTCAAATCACTGGAGCAATAAAAGATATTGCACAAGCTAAGCAAACAGATCCTGAAGGTGTTGGTAATTTATTAAATATATAATGGACAAAGTAAGAAGTGTTTTAAAGTTGCGTGAAAAAGCTCAACTTAGAGATGACTTATTGTCTTTACTAAAGACCGACCCAGGCAAACGATTTTTTAAAATTCTTTTAAAAGAGTGTCATGTTACTAAGCCTGTGTTTCATAGTGATGTAGATAAGTTAAGAGAGTGCGAAGGTCGTAGACGATTAGCTATGAGTTTTTTATCCTTGATGGGTCAAGATGATCCTCAAATACTAATAAATAAAATAGAAGAAGAAAATGTCTGAAGAAGAAGTCATAACAACAGAAGAAACAGGGGGCGTTTTAGGCTCTGATGTTTCTGAACAACCTCAAGAACCTGTTTCTACAGAAGGAATTGCTCCTCAGTATACAGATTTTTTAGATGGTTTGCCTGACCATTTAAAGACAAACGATACTTTGCAAAATACAAAATCGTTTGAGTCTTTAGCTGATCAGTTAGTCAACGCTCAAAAAGCGTTAGGTGCAAAACGATTACAACTGCCTCAAGATGATTGGACGGAAAAAGACTATAACAATTTTTATAGTCAGCTTCGCCCAGCAAATGATGAGTATGAAATACCAGACACTGTTGAAGGTATTGAAGAAATGCCAACACTTCCTGAAGGTGCTGAGCAAGAGCTTGTTGATTTTGCAGGAAAAATGGGTCTTACTCAAACTCAGTTTGATATGTTGCATGAACAATATATTAAAATGGGAATTGAAGGAAGCACTTTAGATTCAGAGGCTCAGCAAAAACAAGTCGTTGAATATCGAACTGCTATGAAAACAGAGTGGGGCGATAACTTTGATCATAACGTAAGGCAAGCAAACGAAGCTTACCAAGCGTTAACTTCTGAGATTCCTGAGCTAAAAGATTTAGTTGAAACAAACGGTGAAATTGCAAATCATCCTGCTGTATTAAAACTTTTCCATAGAATTTCAGAAGTTTCTGGAGATACTTTGCCTTTGTCAGGAAATAATCCTACATCTGGCTTTGCAACTGAAACAATTCATAATATTAGATCAGAGTTAGCTGGGCTTGATGCTCAACATAATGATTTAATTATGAGTAATCCGTCTACACTAAGTATACCAGACAGAAATAAACGTCAGCAAATTTTGCAAGAGAGAGCTGATTTATATGCGAAGATGTACCCATCAAAAGTTAATTAGTGTAAACTTGCTTGACATCTAATAAAATTTAGGCTATTCCGATTACTGTTGGGGTAGCCTTTTTTTAGGTCCTAACACAGCTTAGGAAAGCCGTTGGTTGACGTTATAACTAGAAGAGTCCGAAAGGGTAGCTCAACGCAAACTATTCATTCAAATTCTAATTATAAAAAGAAAGTAAATTATTATGGCATTATCAACTGTAGGATCTCAAGGATACTCGTACGATGCAACAAATAGCCTCGCTACAAGTACATCCGCTGAGAACAACATTGAAACATCATACGTTGCTGCTTTCCGTGAAGGTTTTGAACAAGCGTTCCAACAAACTGAATCTAAGCTGCAGCCGTATTTCGAATCTGAATCTCAATCTGAAGAGTACCAATACTTTGACCGTGTTGGCATCGCTTCAGTAATGAGTGAAGATGTAAGTCGTTACGGAGACAATCCGTTTGGGGAAATCGAACACGACAGACGTCGCATTGGACTTAAGGACTATGAACTCGGTAAGTATATCGACGAAAAAGACCTTAAGCGTGTTATCACAGATCCAATGAACGCTTATACACAAGCACTTCTTGCTTCTGGTAAACGTAAGATCGATGATATTATTATTGACAGTTTCTTCGGATCTGCTTACACTGGTAAAAACGGTGGAGTAACGAAGACTTTTGTTGGTGCTTCTGACACAGCTACAATCATTGAGGTTGGTGCTGATACTGTAGGAGCAGGACAATCTACTTCTGGAGGTAATCTTATCACTGGTTCTGAGACGCTCTATACTGTCGATAGTACTTCTAACACTGAAGGATTCTCAATTGGTTCAGGTTATGATGGTTCTGCTTCTGGCACTGCCTCAGATACTGGACTATCTCTTGCGAAACTTCGTGGAGCTCGTAGTACAATGTTAAAGCTTAACGCTATTAACCAAGATGAAGTTGTTAACTGTTTTGTTACATCAAAGCAGATTGATGATCTACTTGGTATAACAGAAGTTGTTAGCTCTGACTTTGCAGTACGCAAGGCACTAGTAGAAGGTACAGTCGTAACATTCATGGGCTTCCGCTTCATTGTTTGTGAAAGACTTCCTATCTCTGCTGGCAGCGAGCGTCGTTGTATCGTTGCTACTCCAAAAGCTCTTAAGATGTCTATTGGTACAGCTCTTAAGGGAGACATGTGGCGTGTTCCTGCTAAGAAAAATATTCCTTACCTATACTTCAAGATGGCAGCTGATGCCTCTCGTATGTGGGGTGAAGTTTCTGGCGAAATCCGTTGCGTAGAGTAACTAATCTATAACTGAGTTGTCCCCCTGCTTCGGCAGGGGGGTGCTCTTTTTTATAATGCCTACTGAAGCAACAAAACTTAAAATACTTAATTCTGCCCTTCGAATGGTTGGCAGTTTTCATATTGATGCTGATGACGAAACAAGCAGCACTTACGAGATAGCTACTCGTGCTTTTTCACAAGCTGTCACCGAGGTGTTTGGTGATAATATATTTAGCTACAATACGAAGTCTGTAGAGTTAACTGCTGGAAACTCTACTGCAAACACTACTGAGCCGTATCAGTATTATTACAACCTACCAAGTGATTTTAATATTCTTCTAAAAATATGTCACCCTACAGATCATTATAATATAACAGATTATAGTTTTTATAATGGATTGTTTCACTGCAACGACCCTGTGGTTGATATTTATTATACTTATGTACCAGATCTATCTTCTGCAGCCACCACGCTCCCAGCTTTTCTTACTCGTTTGTTAACACTACACATGGCACAGAATATGACTATTGAGTTGTCTGGTTCTGAAAATAGACATGAAATTTTATTTAAACAATATACTTTGGCTTTAAGGCGAGCAAGAGTTCTTGAAGGTAGATCATCTCCTGCTCAGAGATATATAACAGACGGAAGTTCTTCGTTCATTCAAGCACATTGTAACTATGGCAAGGTATAGCAATGTTCATACAGATTTCTCAGGTGGCTTAGTTAGCGATAACATGGTCGGAAGAGCCGACTTAAAAAAGTTATCTAGCTCTACTCGTACATTTACTAATTTTTTTCCTGAATTACAAGGTCCTGCTGTTTTTAGAAAAGGCTTTGAAAGGTTACAGACAACTTCTTCTGATATATCAAGCAGTAAATCTGTAGTTCTAACACTAGCAACTGGTTTAAGTTATAGAGTAGTTTTTACTTCTTTAGCGTTAGAGGTTTATAAAGTAGAGGGAAATATTTTAAAAACAGCGACTCCTGTTTCTTCTCCTTATTCTCTTGGTGATCTAGAGTTATTGCGTTTTAGTTCAGAAACTGATGGTTTGTATATAACACATCCTACATTTAGACCAGCTAAGTTAACTACTGGTTTAGTTCAATCTGCAAGACTTCTTCAATCAACAGAGTCAGACGGAACAAATGATATTCTTCAATCAACAGAGTCAGACGGAACCAATTTAAGTTTAGGGACTGCAATAACAGTTCAGGGAGATACTAATTGGACTTTAGAAGAAATAGATTTTGAGTTTGAACCTTATTTACCTCCTTTAGACTCATCTATTAAATTTACTTTGGCAGAAGGAACTCGTCTTATAAAACTTGAACAAGAAGCTGCATTTAACGGAGCTGCTGTTGGTGATTATGTTGAATATCAAATAGACGGTGAATGGTATTTAGGGGAGATTACCAATGACACTGTAGGAGGTCAATTTCCTGAAGTAGCAAATCCTACCGCTGATGTAGTTTATGTAAATCCTGTAAGCAGTGTTTTAGATATAAATGACCCAGACGCACGTTTGTTTTTGTTAGATAATTTAGAAACAGGAACTAATGTTGAAACTATTGGTCAGCTAGAACAAGATTTTGTTCCAGAGAATGAAATTCATGTTAGATCTGATGTTTTAGTTTTTAGAAAAGGTTTTGAGGGTTCTTGGTTAAGAGTTGGAGATGATCGTAGATCAAATGACGTAGTTGTAGGTCAAAATAGAACAACCACTAGATGGGTAAAACTTTCAGAACATCTTGGTTCACAAGATCATCCAGTAGATTTTATACGAAGTAATCTACCGTTTAGCCAGGAAAATATTTCTCAAGGAAGCACTTATAAGATTATGTCTTATCATGGACAACCCTTAAAAAAGTTTTATGTAATAGGACCAGATGTTGACGGAAATTTAAATAAAAACACAGGTTTTTGTGCAATTCCTACTGGCAATAGAGTGTTTGTTAACACTAATGGGTTATCTCAAACAAAAGCATCTTCTTTGGCAGCTCCAAACAATGAGTATGGTGCACAGGTAAGCCAAGTATTAGCTAATGGCGTTGTAGCTAATTTAAGCACTCAAAAAGTTTTTGATGTAATGAAATGTGATGCTAGTGCAGATAAAGTTGAAGAGGGGACTAATTTATTTACAACAACTGGAAGTATAGTTATTACTACTATATCTAATTCAGCTACTTTAATAGCTTCTGAAGCTGGCACTTTTACTTCTAGTGAGGTAACCGTTGGAAGGCATTTTATGCTAGAGTTTATTTCTGGAAATGTTTTTGCAAAATGTATAAAATATGAAAACGGAAGACAAATTTCACTATTGTTGTTAAATAAAGTTCCCAAAAGTTCTAGAACATTAGAATATGAAAACAAGGGACAATTAGAAAGTTTACGAAAAGGAGCTTGGTATACTGGTAATTATCCTCAAACGGTTGCAAAGTATGAGCAACGTCGTGTTTATGGGGGAACTTTTGCAAATCCTAATTTTGTGTTTTTCAGCGAAGTTGATAACGATCGTAGTTTTAAACCTACAGAAGATGATAAAGATGTATTGGACACTAATGGTTTTACTTATGAGTTAGCAAACAGAACAGCATCAATTTCTTGGTTGTTACCATTAAAAGATTTAGTTATAGGGACATCTGGAGGATTGTATAGAGTTGTTCCTAATCAGTATCAATACGGTGTTAGTCCGAAGACGGCTCGTATAGAGTTATCTCAAGAAGAACCTTGTTTAGAACAAGGTGTTATTGTAGGAAATACTATTTTTTATCCTGATGCTGCAGGAACACGATTGCTTGAATATAAATATGAAGCGAACATAGCAAACTCATCTTCAAATGATGTTTCTAAGTTTATATTTCCTATTTTTAATACAGATGACATAATAAAAATAGATTATCAACATTCTCCTACTCCAAAAATTTGGGTTTTAGTTCGCAGTGGTTTATTGTATTGTTTGACTTACCACAGACAGGAAGAATACTACGCTTGGTCTAAACAAGACTTAGGTAAGGTAACAGATATAGTAGTGTTGCCAAAAAGTGGTTCAGAGCTTTGCGATAGTTTAATAGCAACTGTAGAACGTACTGACACAACAGGCACAGTTTATACTTTTGAGAAACTAAACGAATTGCAGGTGTATGAGCCAGTTGCTGGAGCAGCTAATTCGAAAAAGACTGTTTCTCATTTAGATTCTTTTAAAGCTTACACAAAAAATTCAACTGGTAATTTAGTCATAACAATGACTACAGATGGATATGCAATTGGAGATTTAGTAGACGTAGTAGTTGATGGAAAGTATGAAGGACAAAAAACGATTGCAAGTGCAAATACTTTTACAGGCTATACAATTCCAGCAAATACAAACACTCTTATAGTTGGTAAGAAATTTGAAGGTGAATTAAAAATGATTCATCCCACATGGGACGGCTCAAACAAACCAGCTTTTGGAGCTGAAACTATAAGAGTTATTTCTGTTAAGCCATTTTTAGTTAATTCTGTTAAATACGATATTGGAATTGCTAATCAATTTAATACTAGAAATTTGATTAGTTCTTTAAATTATGATAACGATTCGTTGTTTACTGGTTTTGATAAAGAACTCCCACTCGTTGGCTCAACCTTCGGTGTTGACAAAACTGCTGTCATTAAACAGACTGAGCCCTATCCTTTAACCGTAGCCTCGTTGGTTACAAAAACTGATTTAAACTAATGGGACATGTAGCAGCAGCAGCAGCAATTGGGGGAACTGTATTAAGTGGTTACTCTGCTTACAGGACTGGTAAGGCTCAGCAAAAAATGGCGAATCAACAAGCTGATAGTGCTAGGCAATTAGGAGAGTATCAAGCAGAGAATGTAATAAACCAATCAAGTGGCAAAGTTAATAACTTAAATGCTCAAGCTAACATATCAGAATCAAATAAGAATTTTTTCTTAAATCAAAATAGTTTTAAGTACGATCAAAAATATGATGAGATAGAAAATGCGTTAGCTGACCTTACTTTAAAAATAGGAAGTAACTACTCAAGTTATGATTACATGAAGGCAGTAGAAAAAGAATCTTTTGATAAGCTAACCGAATTTGATTATGATATTTCTCAAAAAACAAGACAGTCTTTTGTAGAACAAAATGAGTTTGCTCGTAAAGCTAATTATCAGTATGCGTTAGGTTTAGCTAACGCTGACATGGCAAAATACAATGCTAATTTACAAGCAAGAGGTTACAGGTTTAAAGGAGAAATGGCTGCAGCTCAAGGACACAATGCTATGGTTGGTTCTCTGTTCCAAGCAGCTGGTCAATACGCAACAGCTGGCACTAATGATTCATTTAAAGGGAAAGGAATATTTTAATAATGGCAATTAAATTAGACACATCTTCTCCTGGAGTACGACCAAATCCAAAATCTTTTAATCCTTTACCAGGTGTTACATCTGTTGATGACGGATCAGCAAAAGCTTTTTCTCAAATAGCTCAATCAGCAGCTCAGGTTTCTGATGCACTTGCAAAACAAGAAACAGCAAGTCAACAACTTCTTATAAATGATGCACGTTATAGTCTTTTATCAGAAGCCCAAGCTGATTATGATAAGGTTTCTAAAGCTATAACTAACAATGACGAAAATGCTTCAGCTATAATTAACGAATACAACGCCAAATATGCAGATAGTTTTTCTGTAGATAATTTTAATTCTGCAATTAGAAACTCAGGAGATAATGTAGGTACTATAACTAGAGCTGATTTAGCATCAAATTCTATAGCTGAGTTAAATTATATACAAAAACTAAACTCTAGCAGAATAGAGAGATATATTAACTCTAATAATATAATTAACAAAAAAGTAGAGTTTACTAAAAATTACACAGACAACATTAATGATTTTTTTGTTAAAAATCCAACAATTGATAATACAAATGAAAATGAGTTTTTGAGTCTTATAAATGCAGCTAATCCAAATGAAGATGAGAATGTAAAATCTTTATTTTTTGGTTCTCCTTTGCCTCAACAAAAGAGTGCTTTTACTAACCCTATGAGAACTGTTATTAAAGGTAATTTAAATAACTATGTTTTGTCTGCAACAAATATCCCAGAGCTAGAAGAGAGATTTGCACAAGTTCAAAGCATATATGGTAGTTTTGGTAGTGAGTATAATTTAACTGCTGCCGACCTTCCTGATATATCATCTCGTGTGACTGCAATTAACAAAAATCGTGAGGATGTTGTTGAGATACGCTACCAGCATCTAGAAAATTATTTAAGTAATAAGTCTGAGGAATTTAAAGCAACTGATTCACAAACTTTAGGTGTTTCTATTTTACAAGAAATGGCTGGAGCAGTAAAAAAAATCAATAAAGAAGATATACCTTTTTTAAATTCTGAATTAAAGACTCTTTTAGAAACTTTTAACGAGTTAACAAGCGACAGAGTTATTTTTACAAATGCTGACGGAGAAAAAGAAACAACCAACATTTTTAATCCTTATACATCCGTTGATGGAGAAAACCCTAGTACTAGTGCTGCTGCAGTATTAAATCTGATACTTGATCCCAACGCTACTACTGAATCAGTGTTGAGTAAGTTTAACTTTTCTAAAAAAGTAAACGCACTTTTAACTCCTTTCTTTGAAACTCAAGTTAATAATATTGTAGATGGAATTGAAATAGGAGATACTTCAGTTTTTACAGCAGTATACCCTAATTACGAACAAGCTTTTAATTCAGGGCAGTGGGCAGAAGCTAAGAAAATACTTGATCAAGACATTCTTTCAGATTTTAAAGGATCAAAGTATGCTGTTAGTATGTTTCCAGCTAATCTATCTGCTTTACAAAATAACTTAGATACTGAGGCTCCAACTGCTGAAAACATTGTAAATACTTTACTTCAGTTGCAGAGTGATAATAACAACAATCCGTATTTATCAAAAGCGTTACATAACGTTACAAATAGTAGACATTCAGGACCTCCTTTAAATTCAGTCCAAAAAGATGTTTTAACTATCGCTCAAATTGCTGATGGAGATATGAATGTTGCATCAGATCTTGTTAATAGAATGTTTGATCCAGAGCTATCAAATGTTTCTCAAGGTAAAGTAAGTAATGCTTTAAATCTTTTACAAACAGTTTTTGCAGCTGATGTAGATAAAGGTACTTTTTCTACAGCTTTTCCTGGTGCTGATAATTTGCTTGGTGTTACCGAGATAGGTTTAGAGGGAGTATTAGATGAACTTCCAAGGAATCGTCTGATGTCGGAAATAGTAAGTTCATCAGGTCTTCCAGATAATACACGACCAGATTTTTTTACAAAACTACAATCAGCTATTATTAAAAGAGAAATTTTGGATAATCCTAATGCTTCTGATATAGAACTTGTAACCTCTATACTTGGTGAATCAAATCAAGTTTATGATGCGTTGGCTTCTAGAATAGGTTATACTAGAAATGTTGTTCGTGGAGATAATAACGTATCTGTAGCTATTCACCCTGATACTTATAACAACGTTGTTAACAGAGACATGACACATTTAGTCAGAGATAATTTGTCTCAAGGGGCTAGAAGTATAGGCTACAATCTTATAAATGTAATTGATGTTGCAAAATATGCTTTTGGAGGGTCACAAGAAGACCTAGTAGAAGATGCTCCAAGAATGGTTTACAGATCTGAAAATGATGTAGCAGAATCTGTTCAAGCTTCTGTGTTAGCTAATGCGTTTGCTAAATTTAATCTTAACCTTGTAGAGTTCTACAAAATAGTTGGAGACAAAGGATTAGATATTGGTAAAGCTGATGTTGGTAAAACTAAAAGTAATCAATTAGCTTTTATTCAAGGATTTACTAGAGAACAATATTATGCTCAAGGTGAAAGAACTTCAATGAACTTTCAAAGACCAGGAGCAACAGGTAAAGCAATTGGAAAAATTACAACTACTACTGACAGTGATGGTGTTTCCTATTATGTTCCTTTATATTTAGATACCAATACTGGTAAGTATGTGAACTTTACTGATAAAGATAACAACTTAGTTCGAGTCCCTGTGTCTGTAGTAACAAAAGATATTAGAAATTATAATGTCCAGAAAAATGCTTTTGGAATTCCAAGAGCAAGTTTTATTTTAGGTTCTTTTACTGAAAAAGCTAATTACTATATAGACCAACATAGTTTTTCTGCTGAAGATATGACACCGTCTGAGTCTACTGCCAATAGAGATCAGAAAAACAATAAGTTATAAGTGATACAGACAGAGCCAACAGTTTCTAACAATTTAATACAGCCTAAATCTTATGAAGATTTAGTTGGTAGACGGTATTCAGGAAGCGACTATGGATTTGTTGGTTCTAATATTGCTAACATTCAAAATACTTGGAGTCATGGTTTAACTCAAGCTGCTGCAGATTTTATTAATTATCATTTTTTTAAAGATGATGATGTTGCAGTTACTGATGACGTGTTTAATAATTCTTATGCTTCTCAATTAGGTCTTGAACAAAAAGAAGGAGAAACAGAAGCTCAACTAGATTTTAGAATAAGAAAAGCAGCGTCTCAAAGAGCTTATTCTCTTCAAGCTCAAGGACAAGATAGAAGTATATCTAATTTTGTTGGATCTTTGGGAACAGGTTTTGTTGATCCTGCTAACGTTCTTTTAATGCTCGCTTCAGGAGGTTCAGGAGGAATTGCAGGAATAAGTAGAGCTTCTTTTGCTAGCAGTAGGTTAGCAGCTCAAGCTGGAAAACCTCTTATAGCTGCAGCTCATTCTGCAAAAGGTCAGCTTCAAAATTATGCTGCTCTTTCAGTAGGCACAGAGTTCGCTTATGCAAAAGCTATTGATAGTGTGGGCGTAAACGACTACACAGGACAAATGGCAGCTAACCATGCTATGGGTTTTGTAGCTTTTGGTGGACTTATGACAGGTATTAACGTACCTAGAAATTATCGTAATTTTTCTAAAGTAAGAACGTATCAACGCCAAGCTAGAGATTATAGACGTGCAATGGACGGCACATATAAAGAAATGGTTTTTCCTGTTGATCCTAACGTTAAGCCAATTATTCGAAAAGAAGCTGGCGGTTTTAAAGTTTTAGAAGTGTTTCAAACTATTAGTGACTATGCTACTCCTCATGTAAGAGCTCTCATAAATTCAAATCCTCGTTTAAAAGCAATTGCTGAGAAAAAAATCTCTGCTAATAAAATTACAGATGCAGATGTTAAAGACATGGGCAAAATCTTAGCTGAACAAGAAACTCATGTTTTACTTGTAGAATTAAATAAAGCTTTAGCAAAACAGTATAGAGCTAAAGATGGGTCAGTTGTTAAAAATGAACTAGAGTTTAGAACTCAGATGGCTCGTATTCAAAAAGCTATATTAGAAGGTAATGATGCTGGTTTAACTAAAGCAGATATTAGTTTTTTAGAAAGGCAGGGTTTAAATTTAAAAAGTAAGAGAGCTCGTCAAAACCGAGCAGAACGTAATGTTACTCCTGATGTTGGTTATGTTCCTGGTATAGCTACAGATTTAGATGCTTACTCAAGAGTTCCTTCTTCACGAGAAGAATTTAAAGCAACTGTGGCACAAGCTCGTCTTATAAAGGGTCAAGAAGAAGAGTATAAATTTATAGTTCAAGATGTAAATTCTTTGATAAATCAAATATTTGTTGGTGAACAAGCTGTTCCTGTTAAGGTAGAAGATTTTAAGTTAGAGCAAGCTTTGTTGAACCCAACAAAAACTCAACAAGGTAAAGTTACTTTTGGTAAATTGGGCATTCAGATTACTGATGTATACACTATGTTCGAAGGAGCACAGCCTGACTTAGGAGGTCTTGGTGCTGGTAAGATAATAACTACTAACGTGCATGAACTATTTCATCAACTGCAAGATTTACAACCTAAGGTATATGAAGACCTTGAAAATTTTATTGTAAAAAATCCTGAGTTAAATGATATATTAATTAAGGAAATAAAAAGAGTTGGTTACTTAGAGGATAATGCTTTTGCGTTTGACTTAGAAAAATTTCCCTGGGTTGAGTATATTTACAAAGACAGAATTGCTGTAATTGGAGACACAGGGTATGTTTCTACAGTTGAAGTAGAGAAAGTTCCTTTACTTATGGAATGGTATGTTACTCGACAAGAGTTTTACGATAATCTTAAAAAACAAAAACCAAATCTTTATCAGAAGTTTATTGCTTTGCTAAAAGGTTTGTTTGAGAAGATAGCAGAGTCTTTAAGAATAAAAAGACCAGAGTTTTCAGAAGAGATTAACAATCTAAACAAATCACAGAACATAGCAAAGTCTGTTCAGAGTATACTTCAAGGCATGAAGAACGATGCTAGTTTCCAAGGTAGACTAGCTAAGCTACAACAAGGCATAACTAACTCTGAAAATTTAACAGCAGCATCCTATTATAAGGCAACATACAAACCTTCTTATGAAAACCCTAATTTAGCAGGTCGTGTTTCAGAATTAGAAAGACAAAATGCTAACACTATAAAATATTTAGAAGAACGTATAGCAGACTTAGTTGGAGATGAAACTGTAGTCCCAATGTTATTAAACCTTCCTAAACAAAGTTTAGGTGAAGCAGGGCGAAGAGATTACATAGCATCTTTAGTAAGCTCTTTAGAAGAAAAAGGTTTGGGACACATTGTTCCAGTTGTAGATGTTATTTTACGAAACTTACAAGGATCTGCTTCAAGGAAAGCTTCTGTTATAAAAGCTTTAAGAAAAAATACTACTATAAGCAATACAGAAGCTTTAAACGCACTTTTTGAAAAAAATGCTCCACCAGAAGTTTTATCAAGAGTGGGCTCTATTCTGTTAAATAATAATCTAAGCAAAACAGAGAAAATAGGTAAAGTGTCTGAGTATTTATCTGAAGAAGATAGAGCAATGGTGGTAAGACTTATACACAACAAAACTGTTCAATCAGAACTAAATGCTAAACTAGATAGCATTAAGACTAAACAAAATAAAGTTAAGCAATTTAAAACTCTTTTAGACGGAAGTTTACGAAGCGATGTAAAACTTGAAGCCTCTGTTCACAAACAAATAAATGCTCAGGTTGTTAAAGACCAATCTCCTATTATAGAATATTTAGTTAACAAAGATTTGTTAGAGGTGTTTTTAGGTGAAGATCCTAGCAAGTATATGTCTAGTTATTTTAATAAGTATTTTCCTTCTGAAAATTCTAAGAAAGCTTATGGAGAAAATTTAGAAAAAGCTTCTGTAGTTTTTCACCAAGCTATAATGGAAGCTATAAGAGATGGAAAACCTTTTATATTAGAAAACATAGATGATTTTAAAGGTTTAGTTGATGTTATTAAAACAATAACTCGTGGTCAGTTAGCAGAGATTAATAGATTAGGTGTTAACATACGAGAAAGCAAAACATTTACAGGTTACAGTATTAAATATGATCCTTTAGTCGTAAAAAGCATGGGTCAAAAAGGCTTTTATGATTATATGATAAATGTAATTGATGCATCTAAAACAAGTCAATTGCATGGCGGTGTAATGTTTGCAACTGATGTTGCTGGAACAAAAACCGTAGTAGATTTTGAAATAAATGGTTTTATAAAAAATTTGTATTTAGCAATAATAAATAACAAGTTTGATTTAGAAGATGCTGCAACGCAAAATAAATCAATTGCTGGAGGGCTTAGAAAAAGTTCTAAAATAGCTTATAAGCCTGAACATCAAATAGATGCATTAACAAAATTTAGTAATTTTAAGAATTTAGGTCGTTTGCTCTTAGATCAAATAAGAAATCGATCTGAAAAAATAGCCTTAATAAAGTCCTTAGGTCATGATCCATATAATACTTTGATGAGTGTAGTTGCTGATCAACAACTTCAAAGTACTCCTGGTATTAAAACTTTTAACATGACAGCTAAACAAATTACAGGAATGCTAGATAATCCTGTTGATGTAAATATAGCTAGAAATTTTCAAAAAGTTCGTCAGGCTTCTAATATTCTTTATTTGGCTGGGTCAGGTATGTCAGCAATGTCTGATGTTCCTTTGATGATTTCAACACTTCAATATTTAAATGCAGATTTTAATTTTAGCACATTTATAAACAGTTATAAGAACGCTATTAACACACAGTTTAGAGGAAAAAATAAAGAAATGGCTGCTTGGTATAGAGCACAAGGAGCTGGTTTTGATTTGTTAACACGAACAATAGCTCAAAAAGTTGTTACTGGTGAGTCAATTGATGGTGGCAAAATGGGTTTTGCAAATCAACTTGTTTTTGAAATTAACGGATTGAACCGAATTACAGCAACTCATCAGCAAATAACAATAGATATTATATCTTTGTCTTTAGCTGATGCTGTGACTAAGGGGGCTAATAAAGTTCTTTTAGAACGATTAAAATCTTATCAATTTACAGATGCTGAAATAAAACGTTTAGCAAAACATGTAGAAACTACAGTAGATGGTATAAACAGATTAGCTCCATCTTCAGTAACTAACGCTAAGTTACAAGCTAAGCTTTCAGCTTTTTATCTTCAGTATATGAAAGAAGCTGTTATAGAGCCTGACGTAGGTGCACAAGCTTTGTCTCGTCTTGGGTTAGAAGCTGGCACTTATTCTGGTGAAGCAGCACGAACTGCTTTTCAGTATAGCTCATTTATGTTGGGTATGGCTCGTGTTGTTTATAGACGTTTCTTAAATGGTTACACAGGAGATGCCAAACATAACGCATTTAAAATGTCTCATTTGATAACGTACATAGGGATGGCAATTGCTTTTGCTTATTTAACTACAATTATGAAAGATTTGTCCAAAGCTAAAGAACCAATTAATCCTTTAGATATGACTAAATTTGATTTTTTACGAATATTAAAACAGTCAGGATTGTTAACAATCGGAGAATTAGGCGTAGATGCAGCTATATTTGGTCCAGAAGAGCTTTTTTCTCCTGTTGTGGGTCAAGGGTACGATCTTCTTTCAGGAGACTTTGACAAGGCTTTTAAGCCGTTTACAGGGCAACAGTATCCAGTGCTTGGACCAGTGCTTGAACAAGCCGTTGGTTTCGTAGCTGGAGAAACAATGTTAAATATTCAGCAAGACATGCTTGACAGAGTTGACGAGCCTCAAAAGCGGTTTTAGTGATTGACACTCAAGATGATATATATATAACAAATTTGTGATGCAAGAAGTAGTAACTAGAGGATCAATTGGAGTATCAGGTTTTTTTGCAACCTTAGGATTGCAACAGGTACACCTGGCTATTAGTATTATGGTTGGTTTGGCTACCTTGACATTTATGGTGCTCTCAGTTATTAAAGTTTCGCGAGAATTAAAAAATGACGACTGAATTAATAGCAATGCTTGGAGGGGGAGCTAGCGGTTTTCTTTTTAAACTTATTGGGCAACTTGTGTCTAACCAAGCTGCTGTTACAAATGCTATGCTCAAGAAACAAAAAGCTGCAGATGAAAGTCACAACCAAGCTGCATCACGAGGTGGTGAGTGGGTGCGAAGACTTATTGTTATTACTGTATTGTTTGCTGTTATCATAGCTCCGTTTATTCTAGCTCACAGCCCAGAAGGTGTAACAGTAGGACAAGAGACAGCAGGATTCTTTGGATTTTTTAAAACTGTTAAGTATCAAACACTTAACGGATATCTCATACTCCCAGAAATAAGGCAGACTGTGCTTGCCATTGTAGGCTTTTATTTTGGGTCATCAACCATTAAATAATTATGAAGTGTTTTATATGTAAAACTAAAGATAAGTTTTTAACCAAACTAAAGAAAGGAATAAACTATGCCAGGTCATTATGGTCACGGAAGTAAAAAGCCGAAAAAGAAAGTAAAGTCTCGTCTTGCAGGAATGTATGGTAACACGAATAAAGTTACCAGAGGCGACATTATTGCAGCTGCTAAAAAGAAAAAGAAGGCAAATGGGTAAACTATGTGCTAGAGGTAAGGCAGCAGCCAAGCGTAAATTTAAAGTGTATCCGTCAGCTTATGCTAACGGTTATGCTGTTCGTGTTTGCAAGGGACAGATTAAATCAGGGGGTAAGAAGATGACTGCTAAAGGATACTCAAAGTCATGAGCTTAAAAAGATGGTTCAAGGAAAAATGGGTAGATGTCAAGACAGGTAAAGAATGCGGAAGACGATCAGCAAGCAAAAGTAAACGAGCCTATCCAGCATGTAGACCCTCCGTACGAGTTAGTTCAAAAACTCCAAAAACTAAATCAGAAATGTCTTCATCCGAGAAAGCTAAATTTAAACGAAACAAAACTAGCAGTAAAAGAATTAAATATCAGCATCGTAGGAAATGAGAAAAGAACATAAAAGTAAAACTGGTGGTTTAACTGCTGCAGGTCGTAGGTATTTTAAAGCCAAAGAAGGAGCTAATCTTAAAGCTCCTGTAACTGGTAAAGTTAAACGTGGCTCGAAAGCTGCTAAACGACGTAAGTCTTTTTGTGCAAGAATGTCTGGTGTTAAGGGACCAATGAAAAAACCAAACGGCAAACCTACTCGTAAGGCACTAGCACTTAGAAAATGGAAATGTTAATTTATGAGTAATCCAACCTTTACAATACCACATGAAGCAGATGATATTTCTAATGCTATAACAAAAGTTATAAACACTAGAACCACTGGAACTTTATCTAACGATACTTTGTTAGTAAATTCTGATGTTATAAAAAGTTATGTAGATGGTGCATTAACTATTAACTATGATGCTAGTACTAAAACTTTAACAATTACTAACTAATGCCTACTTATAGTTTAGACAAAGATGATACTCAAATAATTACTTATGTAGACAATGGTGTTAGCAAAGATGTTGAAAAGTTAGTAATAGATGGAGTGCTTGCTTGGCAAAAAAGCCCTGATCAACCAGCTGATTTATATTCTGGTTTTCCTAATACAACAAGTCCTCATCCGCAGGGACCAGACAATTGGAATGGTCCAGCCAGAGTAGATGGTCTGTGGGATCCAGCTTATGGAAATTTATTTGTATACAATGGTGGTTTGGGTTTTACTAGCAGTAGTCAAATAGTAAATTGGCTAACTACTGCTTTTCCTTATATACAAAATACTAACTCTAATGGAACTTTTAATTCAATAGAAAGAACTAAAAACTTAACTTGGGGACCTTTTACTTTAAATTCTGAAGGTGCAATAACTAATTTTTATGTAAAAAATAGTGATGGATATTTTGGCAACAGTTTAACAAACGATAATAATCAGGTGGAAGATGAGGACGAATTTAAAATAGAAGCTGGTATAATTATAGGAAGTTCAGGAACAGTTAAACGAGTGTGGCGATATGTATTGTCTGATTCGTCGGCTTTAGCTGTGAAGGTAAGTGGTGCATTTGTTGAACTAAACGAGTTTATAGATAACGCTAGCACATATGGTGGAGATCCATCAGGAGAAGTTTTTGCTAAAATAGCTGTTAGAACGTGGCATCACGATGTAATGTCTGATTAATGATAGAAAACAAACATTTACTTTTTTTGTTAGACGATTTGCTTATTAACTTAGATTCTTCTGAACTTATGAACAATACTTACTCTCCCATAAACAAAAAAATAAATTTTACTTTGTCTTCTAAAAGGTTACAAGAAATTCAAGAAGAGGGTGATTTACCCAAGGCTAGGTATTTAGCAACTAATGATAATAGAATATCGTATCGATCTAATAAATATACACGTCAATTAAAAAGTATTTTATCAGACATTGTTGAATCAGTTGTATTTAAAAGTGGTTTCTTTTATTACCCACCTGGAGCATATTGTGGTTGGCATACAAACAGCAATTTTTCTGGTCATAAGAATAGATTATATTTGGTCTGGGCAAAAGAAGCTAATAAAAGTTTTTTCCGTTATGTGGATAATAAAACTAAACAAATTGTTACAAAGTACGACAAACCAGGTTGGCAAATGCGACAATTTAGTTTAGACAATAAACAAGATAATTTGTTTTGGCATTGTGTAGGTGCACATTCAGACAGAGTTTCTGTAGGTTTTGCTTATGCTTGACAATAACCAGGATTAAAAATATATAAATACTAATGAGCACAACATTCACCATACCTTTTGAAGGTCAAGAAATATCAGATGCTTTAAGCACTGTAGTAAACGCAGAGTCTTCTCCTAATTCTAATGGAGTTAGTACAAATATGGTTACAAGCGGAGGACTGTACAATTATCTACAACAACTACAAGTAAGTAATTTTGATTCTGCCTCAGTAGACACTGGCAGCGGTTTGACTGATACTGATCACAAATTTGCTTCAAGTAAAGCTATTAGAACTTATATTGCAAGTGCGTTAAGTAATTTTAGTCCAGCTACAACTTATGTGGGAAGTATTAATACTTATGTAGATCAAGATAAATCTGGAACAGCTGCAACAGATTTATTTATAACTGTATCTGGAAAAGTCAACAGCTCTAGTCAAAGTAATAAACAAAGAATCGGTTATGCTGAAATAAAAATAGGCGGAAATCAAGTAGCTTTTGCCGAAGGTAGCAACTATACCCAAGGTGGAGCTTTTGTTTGTGCTTTTGTTAAAAAAGGTGACACATACGAAGCACTGATTGGTGAAGGAGGTGCAGATGCTAATGATAACGGACTTATTTCTATAAGAACTTTAAATTTTACGCCTTAACCACTAGTTGACAAATACTACAATAAAACTATAAAAAAAACATGGCTTACAAACAATCAGTCTATACATCACAAACTAAAAGAGAAACTCTGCCTCAGTTAAAAGCTAAAACAGTTTACAGTTTAGCTACAGAAACTACTGCAGATGGCGGTAATCCTTTAGTAAATGACACTGTTGAATGGAAACCAGGAGGATCTGCATCACAATTTAAAATACAAAAGAAATCTGGTTCTGATTTAGGGTTATTAGAAGAGTATAATACTATGTATAGCACTGATGAGGATCCTGGTTCTGCGTATTCATTAAGAAAAATAAACAATCTATATGGAACAAAAACTACTTTACTTAATTCTCTTGAAGATTTACCTGAAAATATTGAAGGTGATTATGTAGGCAGATATGAAGATGGTTTTTCTGCTCAACAAAATAGTGCAAATTCTCCTCTTAGGCTTGGTGATTATGGAAATCAAATTGCAAATTCTCCACTAAATTTGTCTTTTTTTGGTGCTAGTAATAGCAGTGCTGACAGTTATAAAATTTCTTGGGTAAAAACTGATGGAGTTCGTACTGGTATTAAGTTAGGTGCAACTCTAAATGCTAACAATTACCAAGACCAATCAGTTACAGCTACTGTAAACGCTGCTGGTGATGCGTTAACTTTAACAAATATTTCTTTTATTGATAAGTTTAAAGCAGATAATGACACCACACAAAGATCACAAACGATACGATTGTTTATGGTTGGCTCTGGTATTAGTATGACTTTAAATGGTTTAAATTCAACAGGAGGAGTGTGGGGTGGTGATTTTTATACTCTTAGCGTTAATAACAGCATTGTATTAAACAGTAAAAATGGTCAAATTGCTTGGACTCCAAATGCTAGCGGAACTGTTAAAATTTCTATGGGTATAAATTATGGATTGTGTTTAAGATTTAGAGGAATAGAAGCTGGCAAAACTTATAGTATAAGTGGAGAGTGGGCAATTACTAAAATTGGTGGTTATCAATATACAAATTCTAGTGGACAATATTTAAATGTTTTAGGTGAGCTTCATGAGCCGTATCGTGATAATAGAGATTTAGTTGATAGGCAAAGAAGGTTCATTCAAGCACAAGCAGACATAAGTGACTCATCAGCAGGAGATTTTGGAGAAAGTAGCACTTCATTAAGAAACATACAAGATGAAGATGTTGGTAAGTTTCATAAGTTTGATTGTACTGGTGGTTTTAATTTAGGAGGAGTAGCTGATTATAACCCTAATGCTAATCATAATTTTATTGATTTAGGTATATTTGAAACTAATTATCGTGCACAAGGAGAAATTGAAGCAGAGTTTCGTAATATTAAAATTGTAGAAAATGATGACAAATGTTTAACAGTTAGACGAACATCTGATAATTGTCATGCTCATGTTCACTTTGGTGGTCGAGATGTAATAGATTTAGATTCTCCTATTACTTTTGCATCACAACAAATTAATTCTAGTACTTCATCACGATTAACTTCTATTGGTGAAGCTACTGGAGAAGGATCTAATCAAGCTTCGCGAGATGAAACTAAGGGTTCTTCAACTACTAAAGCTAAAACATTAAAAGAGTTTGTTAATGAACAACATACAAATCCACAGAAACCACCATTTAATATAAGTCTATCAAATTCTACTTTTAAATTAATAGACGATGATGGTTTTGAAATGACAGCTGAGAGTAGTTTTGTTCCTGTTATAATGCCATTAACAGAAGAAATTGATAATGCTTCTGCTGTTAAAACTAAAATTACAGTTTCATTTGATGTAGAACTAGACACTGGTCATCTTCATGTAAAACCTTATTCTAGTTTTTCAAGTGAAATGCATTGGACTGGACTAAACTCTAATGGAAGCGAAGCACAAGGTTATGTTGTAAACGCTGCTAGTTCTAAACAACATATAACATATACTTTTACTAATGCTTTTGGACAATCAAATTCAAATGACATACGAGGTATTGGTTTTGATGATTTTACTGTTGGGGCTAAAGTTAAAATTACTAATCTTAGAATAAATATTGCATCAAGCATTGTAGTAAATACATGGTTTGATCAAAGTACTGAAGGCGTTAGTAACACTACAATACCTGCACCTGCAAACGCTAAACAAGTGCACAATGCTATTCAACCATCTTATCATTTACAGCCAACACTTGTTGATACTGAAAGTAGGATACACACTATTAAAGGTAAATCATCTCTTTTATTTGAGCATAGTGATGAACATTTAGATATAGACACTGTTTTAGATACTACAGATGACTGCAGTATTTATGCTGTTGTTAAGAAATTTGATGAAAATAACAATGTTTTTAACAATGCAACCTTATCAGATTTAACTGGAGAATCTCACAGCAATCTTAATTATTTTGTAACACAAGGCTCAGGTAGTAGTATTACAGGAATAGGTTACAATGGTACTAACAACAGACCTGTAGTAAAAGTTAGTCAGGATGCTGGGTCAGGTCTTATTGGTGCATATATGAATACAAATTTATTAAACGGATGTATATTTAGTGTAGTTGGTTATCAAGATAATGATAACAATCGTACTTTTGTATCTTTTATAGATGGTAGTTTAGTTTCAAGAGAAACTGCAGTAGCTGGTGCTGCTACAATAAATGATCCTGGTACTCCATCTTCAATTGGTAGTCAAGGAAGAGACAATGGAATATGTATGGGTCAGGTCGCAGAAATTTTGCTAATAAGAAAACAAACTTTAGATGTAAGACCTTTTGTTGAAACTAATATGCAAGCTTTTTATGGCACTAGTAATTTACTTCCAAAAGAATATGCTACAATTATTCCTGATACTGTTGATGAATATGATCATGCAGCAGATTCAACAACATATCAATTTTCTACAGACTTAGATAACTCTGCTTATATTAATACTAAAGCTGGTATTGTTACTTTTAAATATTATATTCCTGCATATTACCTTTCTATAAGTGGTGGTCTTAATAATTGTTATTTCCATGTTGGATCTCATGCTGCTGCAAACAGTTCGTCTGCTGTTTATAATTTTACAGGTCAACCATCTGATCCAATAACTGTTGGTGAATGGAAAACTGCAACTGTTAAATTTGGTAAAGCATTTGGTGGTGCTGATAAAGTATCAAGCAATGCATTTTTATTTATAAGCACTGTAGCTGATCCTCAGTTAACAGATGTTGCTACTAATTCATTTAATATTGGAACAAATCTATTTTTTAGAGGAATTAATTTTGTAATTGCTGATTTGTCTGTAACGTCATTTGAAGACCATAAAAAATCTAGCAGCACTACTGGCACTTATGACACAGCAAAGTATGTTGACAGTTCTACCTTTACAACACAAACTTAACATTATGCCAAAACAAACTACATCAAGCACAACATCAAGTCCTGATATTGGAACTCAAACCACACCTTCTACTAGCCCTGAAATTGCTAGTTAACGGTGGGCTTCTCCGTCAACGATCCTGTAATTATCTACGCTGAATTTCTTGCCCTTGTGGGTGACGACAGCGAATCCTCTGTTCCATTGGTTCACAGGCATATAGTCAGGATCGAGGTCGCAGAGACAGCCGATGCTCCAACAACTGATAGTATCGTTATTCATCCTCCTGACCGCGTGTTGGCTGGTTTTATGCTTGTGACCAGCGATGGTACAACATCCTGTTTTGACTTGTAAAGTCCGAGCAAAGTTAACTGGGTCAAAGGCTCCTGGAAACTCGTGACCATGTAATATCCAAAGGCTACCAGCTTTAGCAAGCTGGCGACCTCCTATTTCTTCGATGTTTAGTTCTTCGAATCTTAGTAACTTGGATAATTTGAAGTCAGGCACACCACAAATTTCTGGTGCTTTTCTCCATAAATACGTCTCCCACCTCTCTTCGTGGTTACCTATTTTAAAGTATATGTTGGAATCTGGGAATCTTTCTCTGAGGTGCATAAGAAACTGACGGCTAGCTTGTAGCTCACCAGCTAAGTCTCGTGCATCAGGATCCTTGTCCCAGCGACTAACAGCAAAAAAGTCTAATGCATCTCCGTTTAATACAATGTTTGTAGGATTATTTAAATGTGATAAAGCACACTCTAAAGATTCAACATCGTGATATGGTATGTGCACATCAGCTAGTATAAGCGTTGTGCCATCAGGTATACGGACTATTGATTTTTTTTTGTTAAGTGATTTAGGTAATTTATACTCACCAGCAACACCATTTTTTTTAGGGTGACTGGCAAATCTTTTAACATCTTTACCAATGTTACCTCTTACATACCTAACAGAAGAACGTGCTGCTTCTTTGGTTGTCCACAAATTCGGATGTTCTTTGTAAATTAGATTAGCTAAAGTTCTGTTTCCAATGTCTGGGAACTTTTCAACATACTTCTTTACAACATCTGATTTTTTCATTGTTTATATATTACTAGTTCTTCTTCTAATCGTTGAATCTTTAACTTAAGACCTTTTATGTCTTTGTTCAACTGATCGTTTTGTTTTGTTAAAGCGTCACAAGCTTTAGTCATGACTTCTAAACCTTTTTGTAGAATGTCTGTTGCTTTTTGGTCAAATGGTGAATTCATTTTATTATTTCTATCAAATCATCTAACACCATGCTAGATAATTCTTTCTTTTCTTTTAGTCGTTTTAATATTTGTTCATCTACTGTTTTAGGCACTACAAGATCAATGTAGGTACATTTGTTGTTTTGACCAATTCTGTGTATTCTATCCTGACTTTGAAGTCTAGTTTCTAGACTGTAGTTGTTTGAGAAGTATACCATAGTAGATGCTTTGTGAAGTGTCAAACCTTTAGAAGCTGCTGACGTAGCTATAAAAAATTGTGCTTTACCGTCTTGAAAATCTTGAACGCCTTTATTTCGCACTTTATCTGACACATCTCCTGTGTATTGCACAATATTAGCATTTGGAAATTTGTTTTGTAATGCTTCTAATATTATTTTTACATTAAACTTGTAAGCACAAAACACAACTAAAGGCTGTGTTGTCTCTGCTATTTGCAGAAGTGCAGCTATCCTGTTGTTTTCAATAGCGTGTTCTGTGCTATCATCGCAGGTAATAAACCCTGTTAGTATTTGATGAAGTTTAATGATTCTTGTTAACGCTAAAGTTGTTGTAACTAGAGCACCAGATTCTAACAAAGCAATACAATCATTCTTCATAGAAGTGTATACTCTTTCTTGTTCCAATGTCATAGGAACAACTACTTTTTCAAAAGTTTTATTAGGTAAATCTAAACAATCTTTTTTTTCTATGCGTAATGTAAATGGTTCTAAAAGCTCAGTGAGTTGATTTAAGTTTTGGAACCCAACTACTTTACGAAAAGATCTACTTCCCATATTTATTGTTTGTTCTATAGCAAACTGATGTTTAAAAGCTGTATAGGTGTTATAAGGAATAGCTTCTTTATGTAAAAATCGACATTGCGTAAACAGGTCTAGTGGAGACTGTGTTATTGGTGTTCCGTTTAAGACCCATCTACGCAATGAAGTAGCAGATAACTTTAAAACATTTTTAGTTTGTAAAGCTTTTGGATTTTTTATGCATGTTGACTCATCAACAATAAAATGTGAATTAGGTTTAAAAGTTTTTGTAAACTGTTCTGTTGTTGAATAACCTGGTTTTGTTCTTAAAGCTTCTATGTTTATTAAGAATATGCGATTACCTGTGTGGTTGCAAAATCGAACAATGTCTTGTTTACCACGTTTAGTTTTTATGGGACCTTTCCAACAGTAAACTTCTACATTGTCTATGTGTTTAGGTATTTCATTAAGTGTCCAATTATGATGTAAACCATTAGGTGCTACTACAACAGCATCAAAGTTGCTATTGCTGTTCTGTAAAATATCTAACATTATTTTAGTTTTGCCTGTTCCCATTTCACAAAACAGAGCTCCATAATATTTATTATGGAATCTAGTAACAGCGTCAAACTGATGGTTTAAAGGTTTAGTTTTGTAAATCATCTTGGCATTTTATAAAATTGTGTTGTTACTGGTGAATGAACAAATAGTTTTTGTTTAGCTCTAGTTGCTGCTACATAAAAAACTCTATGTTCGTTGTCTGGATCACGCAGCATACCTTTGTAAGTAATGCCTGACATGTCAGGTAGAATAACTACGTTGTCAGCTTCTCTACCTTTTGTAGCGTGTATTGTGTTAACTTCTATGTTGTTTGCGTTGTCTAATCTATCTTCTGATTCTGCTTTTAATAAAAGATCTTTTGTAAACTCAGGTAGTTTAAATACTGTGTTCCATTTATCAGTTGATAGTAATCCAAAATTACTTTTTAAATCATCTTTGTCAAACAATTCATTATCTGGCATTATATCTAGTTGTTTTTTACAACCTCTTTTTACTACACTACCTGTTGGTAGATAATCGTGATATAGTTTTTTAAGCTCAAGTGCTTTAATTTTGTAACCACGACGGAGTCTTTCCCAAAGTAGTATAAATTTTATTTGTTGATGATTAAACAAAGAACTAGAACTTGCGGATACAAACAGTTGTTTTTGACGCATAAGCTCATGTTCAAATATAGACAATAAAGTTTTATTTCTACATAGAAGAAACCAAGTTTCTTTATTGTTAAATTTTAAATCACATAAACTATGCACGTTTTGAACGTGTCCGTTGTCATTTTTAGATTTAACTTTGTAATCTTGTTTTTCGTTTATTCTATCAGCTATTTTTTCTGCATATTTTAAGATAGCTGTAGGTAGTCTATACGATGTATCTAATACAATTCTATTACCTTTTTTGTTGATTAGTGATTTAGGATCGCCACCAGCAAATTTAAATATAGATTGTTTATCATCCCCTGCAATAAATAATTGTTTGCAGTTTTGACTAATAAAATTAATAACATCCCATTGTAACGGAGATAAATCTTGAGCTTCATCAACAAATACATAATCAAAATTAGGCTTTATGTCTTGCCTTATATATTCTTCCAACTGGTCAGTAAAGTCGTATTTATTCTTTTGTATCTTAAATTCTTTGTAGAATTGATTAAACTCCTCAAGATGTTCTGCCGTCAATTTTGCCCCTATTTGTAAGGATAATACTTCGTTAGCAGATATTTTTAAGTTACGTCCTAAACTATTATAGTATAATATACGATCACCTGTATTGTTGTAATACAAAATGCCAGATGAATCATAAGCTGTATTACCAGATATATTATATCCTGTAAGCTCTGACAATAATTTATAATCTTCATTACCAAGCATTTGCTTGCGTGGTATACGTCTATAACATAAAGCATGTAATGTGCTAAAAGCTTTAAAATCTGATAAGGAATAGTTTGTGTTTTTTATTAAAGCTCTGTCTATAGCTTCTTGAGCACCAGCTTTAGTAAACGTAGTAAAACAAATTTTGTCAGGAGTTGTAGTTTCTAGACATTTAGTGACAATGTCCATAAGTGTTGTAGTTTTACCTGTCCCAGCACTTGCTACATATATTGTGGTGTTTGTCATATAGTTGTTTAACTTTGTTCCAGTATTTTATTGTTGAAAGTTTTAGATAACCATTTGGTCCCCCATTATGTATTCTAGCAATGTCTTCTAATGTAGGTTCACGACCTAATCTTTCTTTAGTAGCATAACGATACATGTAAGCGTAAAATATTTTTATAGCTGTGTCTTCATCTAAAGCATCTTCGTGTGTCCAATTAGCATTTGCATATGAAGAAGCATCTATTACATATGCTTCCTGGATTTGTAGGATGCCTAAAGACTCGTAGTTATCACCGATTGCATTAGGGTTTTGCCCTGATTCAATCATTGCTATACACATTATAAATTCAATAGGGATTTTCATCTTCTAAATTAGGTAATGAATGAGACGGACTAATTTCCAAAACCTCACTACGAACTCTCCAACATCTTACATTAAGCTTAACAGGTTCTTTTATTGTGTGAGTTACAGCATCTGCTTTTAACACTTGTTTAATTACAGATAGTATTTTGTTATCAGGTAACTCTTTAAATCTTTGTTGTCCTAAATAATCTTTTAGATCAACCATACGGAAATAAAAACATCCATGTTGTTTGATTGGTCCAAGCTTTATGTTATTAGCATTGTCGCTAGCTGTAGCACAAAACATTGATACATATTCTACAAGCTGACCTATAGGTGTCATCTCAAAAGGTATTTCAATCTGTGTGCAATTTTTGAGCAATAAGTTTTGTTGTTTAATCCAGTCTTCTTGTTTAATTGGAGGAAACTTAAATAACAAACGCTCCATTACACGTTGATTAAACTGATTAAAGTTATCAAATTGTTCTGTTGTAAGTTGTATTTCAGCATCATCTAAAGTTAAAAACCATAAAGGTGGATCGCTTTTAAGTTGTATAAGTGATCGGTTATTAGGTAAGAACTCTTCTTGACCTATACCGTATTTACGTTGTCCACATAGTTTAGCGTCACAATACTTACACAATGGATTGTTAGCACATTGATATTTATAATCTTTCTTTTCGTAAGATTTAATTATGTTTTCTACTTCTCTATCTTCTAAAGGTTCTGAGAATTTTCTATTAAACTTTGAAAGCATTAACTTCCATTCACTTGGATATGCTTTCTTTAAGTATACAGCTACATTAGCTAATGTGATGTTTCTCGATTCACTGTGTTTTGCGTTATGTTTAAATATATAATTAAGACATGGTGGTCCGTCTGGTAATGCTTCTTCATCTAACGCAGGAACTTTTAAGTCGTTAAAGCTTGCTTTGTTTAACTTTTTAGAAACAGCAAATTCTATAAACTGTTCTGGATTTAAAGCTTCTTTATCCCAATTAAAAGCGTATTGTAATGTAGGAGTGCCAGAGTATGGCATATTTATCCAATTGCCATATTTGCTGTTATCTTTACGATTACCTATTTTAGGTTGCTTAGGGTATATCTCGCAAGCACCCTGACCAAAGAATGCAGAGAAAGACTTTAGTTTGTCAATAACAGCAACTGCAGATATTTCTTCTGAAAAAAATATGTATACATGAGCACCACCTGACTTAGACCTGCATAGTATAAAAGGTAGCTTATGTTCTACAATAGAATCTAAAATATTTTCTATTGTATTAGCGTTTTGATATACATCTATATCAAGAGCTCCCCATTTAACATTCTCTTCATTAATTAAAGGAGTGCATCCAATAATTTTTTCTCCTCTAAGATGTTGTTCCCATATATCAGTGTTTAACTCAGACTTAACTAAGAATGATTTTGAATCAGTCTTGCCGTCTCGTTCTCTGGTTTTTCCAGTAAGTGTAGTTTGCCCATATACTTCAGTGTTGCATGTAAATAATTCATGAAATCTAAAGGCTAAATCTGCTACTGGTAATGACATAAAAAAAATGTTAAGGATGGTAGAATTCTTCTCACTACCTCACGCCTCCTTAGTGCGATCCGTATTAACGCTACGGCTGTTCGTTTAGCCCCATCTCAAGGGCGTCCCAGGAAAGTTAAGTCCCATCTCACGAATGTTTTTAGTATGAACAATCAAAACAAAGAGTGTGAGATGGGACACCGTGTTAGAACGGTTGTTCCGATGTTAACATAACTGGCTGTTCGCTAGTTTGTAACAACGGTGTATCAGATGCACTTTTGAATGTCTCTGATGCTAAAGACAACAACGTTTCATCAGCCTCAAAGTCAAGGACTTTTGGTTCTGCGAAGTTGAAGTTGTAGTAATCATCTCCATTCTTGCTGGTTTCTAACGCAGAGGTTAGTTCCCATGATTGTGCAAACAATGGTGGCTTCACGTCCATTTCTTGATAACGGAACTTATTGATGTCACCAGTGAGTTTGCGTGATACTCGCAATTGTGAGGAAGTGAATGGTATAACTGCTTGTTCCCAAACTCCGTCTTGTTCTAGTAGAACAAACCAGTATGTTGTGAACTTTAGCTCGTTATCACCAAGCCATTCATCGTATTGTCGTTCACGACCTTTTTGATAGTCTTTGTGACTAACAATGTTTAAAGGATGGTTGCCTACAAAGCCTCCACCTTTTGATCGTGGAATCCATTCTGTGTAAATGGATTTTGTGTAACAAGGTAATATCCTTGCTGGTTGTTGGATGATGCTTTGTGTTTTTGCAAACATAAGATCACCTGACTTAGAGCCCTCGATGTATTCATCTTTCTGAGCTTTTAGTTGAGGACTCAAGTCCTGCAACAACTTTACGAAGGGTAAAGAAGAACCACCTGAATCGAGGTTCTCTGTTCCCTGACCTGATACTGTTGTAATATCAAATGCCATATTTTTCTTCTTTCTGTTAGTTGGTTATTTTCGCTCGTTGACCTTCGTAGATACCGAAAGCTTCACGAGGTAAGGATTCTGCAAGCTCTGGATTTGCCAAAGCATCTTTGCAGAAAGATTTTAGTGTCATGTTATGAACACCGATTTTTAAACCAGCGTCGACATCAAATGTTTCTTTTAGTGTTGCGAGAATGTTACGAGCAGTTTCATCTTCGCCTTTATTAAGACTAATAGTAATCTCATTTTTAATAATAGAATCATTGTTTGTTTCTCTAAGCCATTCAAATGCTACATTAGGATCTTTGATTCTAGCATCTACAAACTCTTTGATTTGTATTTTAGATCCATTGCTTAGTTGAATTAAAGATAAACCACATTTATTCATTAAGTCAGGTATCAACTCTTCTGCTACCTGCTTACGTTTTTGTTTTAGGTTACTTGTTTCAGCTTCGATTCTAAGTATTTCTTGATCGAGGTTATTGAGTGTATCACCCAATTGCCTAATTTCTGCCAAGTCGTTTTGCACGACAGTAGCTTCAGCATCTTCAACAAGATCTGAAGTATCTTCACTTTCAGTGATAGTAATATTTGTTTCATTATTCATTGTTATTATTGTTGTGTTTAGAGCACAAGTCAGCTAGATGTGCATAACCTGCGATATCAACCCAATTATCTCTCTTGTCTTTTTTAAAAGCAGTTCTTGATAATTTGAGAGCTATCATCATTACAGCGACATCAACTGGTGTCAAGTTACTTTTTAACCTATCTTCTAATAAACTTGACCATATGGTTGAAGTTCTAGTAAAATCTTTTAAAACATCACCATAGTCTTCTTTTCTATCTTTGTTTACAAGGTGGTATGCTTCGAATAATATTGAGTCGTCTTCCATAATTAACACCAAGTTGGTCCCAAGTCTATGTCT